AGATAGCGACGGCGACCGAGCAGGGTAGTAACGTACCCACGCTGGCGAGTGCTACTTACTACGACGATGCGGTACTTGTTGACCGCGTTGAACTTAACGGAGAAGTTATTTAGTAGTTCTTTAGCTTCCGTGAGCGTACAACCGATTTGGGCGGCAATTTTATCGGGTCCTACGCCGTAAGCCATGGCTAGTACAAGAACCTTGCCAGCCTTACGATTGACACCCATGGTATCTCCCACAGTTGTATAAATGTCTCCGCCAGTCAAGTAATTTTCAAGCATGATGGGGTCTTTAGCCATCGAAGCAATGACACGGGGCTCAATTTGACTGTAGTCAGCCACTACAAGCTTGTATCCCTCAGGTGCGTAGAAAAGGTTACGGATAGCTTTTCCGTGGGCTGTGTGGGGCGCTGGGACGTTCTGAAGGTTAGGGTTACGACTAGAGAAACGACCAGTCTCAGCACCGTGCTGAACAAAGTCGCAGTGAATCTTACCGTTGATAAGGATGCTCTCTTTAGTCTCAACCTTAGACTTACCGCCTGTGGTGCGAGTTACTTCTCCACCTAGGTACGGGATTACATATGTAGACAACAACTTATTAAGGTCGGCATACTCCAGCATGGCCTTTACTAAAGGGTTGGAGTCGCGGTACATTTCAAGGGCATCGGCGGATACGGAGTAATCGGAAACCTCTAACGGAATATTAGCCATATCCTTCTCTTTGCCTTTAAGCGTAAGAATCTTAGGCTTAAGCCCTTGACCACCGCTCTCTTTGCTTCCATAAAGAATTGCCTGCTTATCAGGATTAGAGTTAATGTTAAACACTTTGCCGGCAATACGGTAAATCTCAGAACGCGCTTTTTCAATATCAATCTCTAATTGGCCGTGAAGTACCTTTAACTGCTCAATATCTACAGGAGCGCCAGCCAACTTCATCTCGCAAAGGACTTTGAGTACGCCCATCTCTAAGCGCATGACATTTTCAAGCTGACCTTCTGCCAACTTATTTTGGAGGACACTGATATAAAGCATGTATGTGTACTTAGCATCTAGGTATGCATACTTAGCCACAGTGCTAAAAGAATACTTCTCTACCTCTTTACCTACGCCTTTAACCATGTGATAACCAAACTCACGGGCAAGGCAATCATCAAGACCGCATTTATTTTTGTTCTTGTTATCGTACAAAAATGAAGCAATCATGGTGTCAAAGTACGGACCAGTAGGAACTTGACCGTCGTAGTATTTGGCAAGGGAAGTTAAGTCAAATACTAAGTTGTGTCCTACAAGTGTGCGGTCTTTGCCAAACATCAAAGGCTTAAGCGCCTTAAAAACTTCTGCTGGGAATAATTGCTCAGGGGCTGGGCCAAATGTTTGAGTGGCCTTCTTAGCGTCTCGTGAATAATCAGATGGTCGCGCTGGAAGTCCAGCATCTACGCGCTTTTGTCCCTGACCTGTTAGTGGGTAACTTTCAGATAAAAACTCACCGTTAGGATGACCCATAGGAATAACATCGCCACGTCCGTGTGTGGCTAAAGAAATCCATAGCACCTCGTTTACAACGGTTACTCCGCGTTGTGGGCCTACGGTTTCGACATCGTAGCAAAAAGAATCTTGCTGTAAGTAATACGCAACCATCTCATCAAGTTGCTCTTTGGTTGTAATAATATTCATAGTTCCCCCTAAAGGCGGAAAAGCTAGGCCAAGGGGGTTAGCCTAGCTTTCCCACGTCTGTTATTAGATTAAAGAGTTAGCAATCTCAGTTAGTTCTTCGACCGATAGGCGACGAACTGATGAAGCGTCGTATGGCTTCATATCTGCAATTGCTGCTTCAACCTTAGCCTCATCAAGACCGTAGTCTTCTCCGAGGTCACGACCCTTTACAGGGTTAAGTGTGTAGACAGTATGTTGCATCTGACCACGGCGAGCAACTGCCCAATAATTCTTGGACAATGGACCTGCTGGTGAGTGGTGTGCAGCATGGAGGGACTTAAAGAACAATGGTGAGGCAATCAACTTAGTAATTGTTGTCTCTGTAGAAGTAAGCACTGCGATAGAAAACGCATACTTCTTTTCGGCTTTATGTTGCAACTTTACGCACAATGGGCAACCGCTACCAAGGCAGACATAAGAGCGCTGGCCCTCAGTCTTCTGAGTAAGGAAATGCTGGCTGTAGATTGCATATGGGCCGTCTGGGTCAAGGAACTTAATGACCTGAATCTGCTCGGACATCTTAAAGTCCTTAGCATATTCTACTGGCTTAATAGCAGCTTCTGCTGCATCCCAACCTGACTTAATTGGGTCTACGGATGATGTTGAACTTACTGGACGAGCATCGAGCTCGGCGCTTGCGTTTTCTAGTGAGAATTCGTCCACTGCTGGTACGAAGTCTGCGTCTGTTTGAACTGACATAGGTACTGCTCCTTTAGTTTATTTGACTTGATTCGTTTTTAGTTTCTTGAGCAAGGATTTGACTCCAAGCCTCAGCTATCTCTTTTGTGAGTTGCTGGTGTAGTGACCATTCTATACGCTTAGTGTGTAAAACACCAAACTTACCGAATAATTCTACCGCCACCTCAATCATGGCTCGGCTATAAAGGCGACGCCCTTTATGGTCTTCACCATTCTTGTTCTTCTTAGTGGGTAGTCGATATGGGGACTTTGGCAAGTAGCCATTTTCATTCCAGACCCGTACTGAAATAAATGGTCTTCCCAAAGCTTGAGCGAGCGCACCTACGGTAAACATCTCAATGTCTTTGCCGTTAGGCAAAGTTTTGACGTATGGCTTTGAGTCCCAGTGCGTTTCCGGCTGAATCTCAGGAGCCTTAGGTTCACGTCGCTTTCTTTTGCTTCCTGGATAGTAACTATCCAAGTTAGCAAAAGTTGCGTCGATAAAGTCGTCTGTCATTTTTACTTATTCACCAAAAATGCGTAAGAGACTTTGGAAGGAAACATAGCGTCAATTTCTTCCTCTGTCAAAAGCTCTTGGTAAAAGGCTGCCATAATGGCGTCTTCATTAAGTCGAGGAACCATCTCCACGCACTTCTCTGTTAGGTTGTGGGTAGCAAGAATGTTTTCAGCAGTTGCCATATCAAGTGACTTGGATACTTTACGCTGCTTAACAAGTTTGACGTCGCCCACTTCAATAACTTTGTGGCCTTTACCGTCTACTTCACCGTCAGCTTCTACGGCATCCATAAGGCGAGATTTAATCTCTGATTGGCGCTTGGAAAGAAACTCAATCTCTTCCTTTAACGCAAGATACTGTTGAACTTCATTCTGTAATACTTTGTCTTCTGTAGACATTAGGACCCCCTTAGGTTCTGGGGACGACATTACATAGGTAGTTAGCCTTTGTCAACTTCTGTAAGGTAGGTTTCTAAGGCCTTAAGAATCACGCTTGTTACGGTGACCCCTTCACGGGCGGCCTTCTTCTGAACGTCTTTCCAGAGGTCGTCCGGGACGCGAATCGTGCGTGTTGGTGTCTTAGGCGCGTTAGGCATCCGTATAGTCTACACGCTTGCCATAGTCAAAAAGGACTTTAAACTGCCTACAGTAAGGGGAACTCCGCCCTTTTCATCTATTCCTTCTCCATCAATAATGGCATTTGCAATAGAAGTTTTCTGTTGGAGGGCTTCATACTGGCGTTCTTCTACAGAGCCCGCAATTAACAGGTCTTGAATAACTATCGTCTTCCATGTAGAAGAAGCTCGCTGTATACGACCGTTTCGCTGAATAGCAGCGCCTGAAGACCAAGGTAGGTCATAATTAATAAGCAAGTTGGCAGCGGGCAAATCAACGCCGTAACCGCCTGCATCAGAAGATATAAGGACACGAACACTGGGGTCGGTATTAAGCGCAATTTTATTCTCCTCTTTAGTCTTAGCGTCCATCTTTCCCGAATATGTTCTGCACATATCAGGACCTAGTTCTTTAGCAATCATATCAAGCATGTCTGCATAGCTAGCAAAAATGACGGCTTTATTCTCAGGGTTTTGGTCTAAGAAATCTTTAACGTATTCGATAAGCGTATCTAGTTTCTGAGAGCCGTCAATGCCCTCTAACGCTCCGTCAGTAACAAGCTCGTGTGCGTAGGAAGAACCTTCATTAGTATCTCCTATGTATTTAGCAGCACTGGTCTTGATAAGGTTTGGATGAGAGCACAGCATCTTTAAAGCGCCAATTTTAGACATAATCTTTCCGCGCCACTCATCTTGAGGACCGTTGCCCTTACCCTCAATACCGTAATGAGCAAGGATATTAAAAGAAGCGCCAAATAAATCTTGCGCTTTATCAAGGTCGTTTAATAAATCTTTTTGAATTCTTGCGTACAGCTTTGAGCTTTTTCTATCAAAGACTATGTTGATGGGGTCTTTGTGAATAGACTCAGGAAGGAAGGGAGCAACATCGGGGTCCTTTTGCGCTTTACGAACCGAAGCCTTTTTCATAGTTTCGTGTAGTACGGGAAGATTGCGATAGCGGTCTACGCCACCCCAGTTGTTTCGAACAATAAAGGTCTTATCAAATAAATCAAAGCGACCAAGAACATCTGAGTCAACAAACTGCATAATGCTAAACAGTTCTTCTGGCTTACCGTTTTCAATAGGGGTTCCGGTAAGAGCAAACTTAAAAGGGGCGTTGGCTAAACGTTTTGTGTACTTAGAGCGCTTAGAACGGAAAGACTTGATAGCCGTAGCCTCATCAAGAACTACAAATCCTCGCGGGAGTTTTTTGACAAATTCCCAGTCGTTAACAACTTGCTCGTAGTTAAGAATGGTGTAATCAATTTTTGACTCATGCCAGTTGTAGGCTTGTTCGTACTGCTCTGCTCTTTTAGCTTTGGTTCCATCAATGACCAAAGCGCGTGAAGTACCATCTGTAAATTTCTCAATCTGATTAGCCCACTGATATTTTAGGGAAGATAAACAGATTACCAAACCGGGCTCAGTAATACGGCGTGAATCCATAAGGGACTCAACAGCAGCAATAGTAAGAACCGTCTTGCCTAACCCAAGGTCGTAGGCTACGAGCATCTTTTGGCGCTCGCACATACGCTCTACAGCCTCGGGCTGGTAAGGAAGAAGAGTGCCCTTAAAGGACATTAGCCAACTTTGCCTGTTCGTACAAAGGAAGAGCTAACCCTAAGTTATCTTTAACTTGAGATTTAAGAGAGTCTAGCCCTGCGTTATTAAGAACGATGCGGTCAAACTTCCAATCATCCATGGCTGACTCTGAAGGGTGGTCGTTGACAGGGACATATCCTGGACGCTGAACGCGCCATACTTCACCCATCATTAACTTAATCATTTCGGCTTCATTAGGGAAGCGAACGTCGGTAAAAACAATACGCTGAGATGAGCTTAAACCTTTAAAGGCTTGCTCTACCCAGAAGTTATCTCCAAACATATTACGTCCAACTTCTGTACCAAAAACCTGTAGGAGGCGACGAGCGTCTGTATATTTCTTAGCGTATTCCCAACCATGCTCATCTACAACGGTTTGGAGGCGGTCACCGTGTGGGGTTACAACTGGATTTAAAGTATAAAGAGCGGTGCGCATTGGTCCGGCAAAAGAACGGTTATCGTATTGGTGAAGTCCAATTAACATTCCAGCAACAGTGTCTTTTCCTGACTGGGCGTATCCTGAAAGTCCGATAATCATAAAAATGCCTTCTTCCCGTAGATGGAGTGCCGTGCGTTATTTAAACCGTACATTATCTCGTCTTTGCTCATTCCGCCAATATCTTTCATATCTGTGTTCTCATAGTTAAAGAACCAGCACTCAAAGTTCATGGCGCGTGAGTACTCTAGCAAAGTTGCGGAGGAACTCAAACCAGCAGCGTCATTATCCATGGCAAAAGTAATGTGCTTAGCTGAGCGTATAAGGTTAACCTGTTCTTTTGATACAGAGGAGCCACATACCGCTACCCCACCTAAAACTCCCACAGAAGCCAATCTAGCCACATCAAGCGGTGACTCAACTACAACCATGCCATCGCTCGAATATCGCTCGTAACCAAACAAAGAAGACGATTTACTTACCTTTGGTGGGAAGTTATTAAAGCGTCGTTCTTTCCACCACTTTTCCTGCCAACCAATAAGCTTGTTGGTGTAAGGGTCACGTAAGGGCAAAATCCAACTTTGATGGGATGCGTCCCAAAGAATTCCATAGTACTCAGCAGCAATTGTGCTTATCCCTCTGCCCTTTAAAGCCTCTTCAGGGGGCGCTACAAACGCGCTCAGCATTGACTCGGTTACTTCTACTGCTGGTCGCTCTGCAACTGGTGCTGGTGCCATGAGCTTTTCAAAAGCACGGGTAAGGTTTCGCTCACCGCTTCCTACCCACGTCTTGGCAGCTTCAAAAGGAATTCCTTCTACATACTCAATGAGAGTTAAAACGTTTCCCTTAAAGTGGCAAGAAAAACAATTGTGGACTCCCGTGTCCGCGTTAATTGACCAAGAAGGATTAGAGTCTGCTTTACCTTTACGCTCAAGGTGAGCTGGGCAATGCCCCTTAATCTCATCTCCATGGATTCCAATAATTTCAATTCCTAAACGCTCTAGGATATTTTCCATCTCTTCTATTGTCATAGGTCTTCTGCGCTTATCTCTCGGAATTCGCCTGAGTTCCAATCCCAAACCATAGATACTTCCATGTTCCCTGAGTTACGGGAAGCAATAACTTTAAGTAGACGAGTGTCATCAACATTTTCGTCTTCGCGTTGAAGACCAAAGATAACGTCAGCATCTTGGTGAAAAGAAGATGAGTAACCGATAGCATCTGTAGTTACTTGACCGTTACGCATTTTGTTTTCCAAAATTTGGGTGGAGATAATGATTGGCTTATTTACTCGCTGAGCTAAACGCTTGAGAGAACGAGTGATATTAGTCAAAGCTTGTGGGCTTCCTGGCTTCTCACCGTTTTCATCAATCATCAAGTACATACCGTCAATAAAAATAACATCGGGCTGTAAAAGCTGAATCTTGCTAGCAATAGCAGAAACTGTAGAGCCTTCTGTTGCACCCACTAACCAGAACTTCTCTCGCATCTGACCAATAGCACGAAGCTTTGCTTGTACGCGTGATTCTTCTTGCGGGGTCAAAGCTCCCTTTTGATAGCGGGTATGAGAAACCTTGGCACGCATGGCAACATATCGAGACTGTTGTTCAGCGTTAGTCATCTCAAAAGATTGGAACATAGGAGTGCTGCCCTTGAGGTGAACATTTTGAGCAATCTGTAAAGCAAGGGTTGACTTACCTGTCTTAGGCGGTGCCACAATGATTACGAGCTGACCATTTTGTAAGCCGTTAGTTGCAGCATCAATAGTGGGAAATCCTGTAGGAACGCCAATGAGTCCTGGGTTGCTCTTACGGTAAAGGTAATCATCCCAAAGCTTCATGGGGTCTTTAGTAATATCAACATCTGTGCTCTTGGTAAGTCCAGTTGCTTCTAACTGAACCATACCGCGTTGAAGTGCGAGAACCGCTGCTTCAGGGTCGCGTTGCTTATCTATGTAATCAATCGCCTCACCAATCATAGAGATGGTGGTTGATTTACGACGCGCTTGAATTAACTCATCAAGTAAGTACTCTGTACTATCAAGGACTGGGAGAACCTTGTAAGAAGGAAAGTTTTCGGTAACAACATCTACGCTGGGACACTCACCGTATTTAGTAAAGTGCGCTTTAAGCAAAGACCATACTTTGCGGTCTTCATTGTCAGAAAACCATGCGTCATTTACACCGCGCTCAAAAAGCTGGCTAAGGTCTCTATCTTGAATGGCCTTGCTAAGAAGTAACTGTTCTTTGTTCATAGTTGTCCGAAGTCCAATCCCCAATGGCCATAACGTAACACTTTATCCGGTAAATCCAAAACCCCAATTACTTCTGGGCGATATGGGAGCTCTGCTACTAAACTATCCAAAGACTCATATGCGTTGCAGTATCTAAACGGGTTGGTGCCCATGTTGTCAAGTTGGTCCATAAGTGTTTCTAAGTCTCGCTTTGAAAGAGAAAAAGAACCTAACTCCATGGTGTACCCAACGTTTTGGGCAAATAAGTAAAGGCGACTTAATAAAGCGCGATTAATGCGCTCATCTTTTTTGGGCACATAAATAAACCCTAAAGCCTTCTTAATTGATATTTCGTAGTCAAGAAATGTATCAGCAATAACGATAACGCGCTTTGGCAGTTCGTTACTTAAATCCCCCTTTTGCATTTTTACACTACCTCTGTTTTCCCAAATCGTATAATTAAGTCGCGGTAATACTTATTTGAAGTAAGTGCGCGGGCTTTATCTTCTGCCGTAGCTCGGCTAGAGATTTCTGGAAAGTAATGACCTTCGTTTTCATCCATGCGGTCTTGAACAAAGTCTGCGTGCTTACAGCGAGACTTGCTCTTAAAAGCGTTACAGGTACACACTGGGTCGTTAAACTCAGTAAGGCTTACTTCATAAACGGCAGGACCGCTGGCTTGAGCGTCGGTAAGGAACACTTGAACCAACTTCAAGTGGTCGTTCACTAGCCCTCCCATTAACGTAAGTCCTCTTCGCCTTCTACGGGGATATACAAGAAAGCTTCTTTAGCAAAGCTTCCTGTTGCATCTCCGTATGATGCGGTCCAATTCTCTCGTGAGATATTGGTGGTAACAATAGTAGGCAATCCTTGGTTAAAACGTGTACGCAAAACGTGATGAAGCATGTTCTTCTGCCAACCAGAAAGGCTGGTGTGTTCTTTACCTACATCATCAATAACAAGCACACGAATGTTATAAGCATCGTCTTTACACTCGCCAAGCATACCCGCATAAAGCGTCTTGTCATCTTCGTAAGGCTCGGCATCCATTAATTTTCCTTTAAGGTCAAGGATGTCATTGAAGGTAGCAAAGTAACATGGGCGAACAAGAACCTTGCCTTCTGTGGGGGCGAAAGATTCTAAAGGAAAAGTTAATAGCATCTCTTGAATAAGGGCGACGGCAAGGGTTGTCTTTCCTCGACCAGGCTTTCCGTAAAACATAAGTCCGCGTCCGCAAGAAGGATTACCAGAGCTGAGAATATACTTGCCCGACTTTGCGGCCTCAAGCCATGCACGAGTCTTCTTGATAACGTCTTCAGGTGCGCTAGTGCAATCGTCTAGTGTCCAGCCAATACGCGCCTTAGGAACATTAGCAATTTGAATCCAAGAGCGACGGCGAACTTTCTTTTGTAATTCGGGGTCAGTAAGTTTAAACATTGAAATCCTCCCCAAATTCCTTTTTCCATTGTTCGTCGGCTTGAACCTTAGCAGTCTCTAAATCTTCTGACGAATTGAGACGAACCTTAGCTTGAGACGATAGTTCTGAAAAACGGCTTATGAAAATCTTCCACAAGGCGTCGGCATCACTGTACTTGGAAAAGTCCATACTGGCAAAATAAATATTCATCATCTCGACCTCGACTTCTCCGTCGGTGTCGTACTTCTTGCGAGCATCGCTCAAGGCCTGAGTAAATCGGGTCTTAGTAACCTGCCAAGGCTTGATGTGGAAAAAATCGTGGACGCGATGGGCGAACTCAAACGAAACATCTGTAGCAGACCAGTCCTTGACGGCGCGGGTCTTGCGCTCGGTAAAGCGCTTCTGAGCCGTGGCAGCCTTAGCCTCCTGATACTCAACCTTCTTCTGAGCCTCGTGCTTAAGACGGGCTTGCGTGAGCTCGTCATCTCCGCTTGAAGTCTTTTCAAAGAACTCGTATCCCACGTTGTTTTCCTCCTCGCGGGCTCCGCCCGTGGATTCGTATAATGATTTAGCAGAATATGCTAATACTTGTATTGAGCTATTCTGCACAGTGTGTTGTATCTGAAGGACGTTTTGTGACCCCCAGGAATGAGCCTCCAGGAATCCCATTTCGGTGACATAACTGACGGTTACTACGCGGTTACCCACACGCTCCTTACGGGTCGTGATGAGTTCGGCGTCTCGCAACTCTCTGAGTGCGGCTTGTATTGCTTTTCGCCCTTCAGCGACTTCCTCAGCCAAACGGTCAGCACTGATGGACATGTCGCTATTGACAAAGTAGTGAAGGGCTGCTCTAGCCCGTAGGGAAAGCTTTTTCATCCGAGGCGCTTCAATAGGTCCTCGTACTGTTTAATGTGCTCTTTGACCAAAGCCTTGAATTCTTCACGGACATCTTCGGTCTCTAAGGGCGCAAAAACGTCCTCAGAGGCCGTTAGGACGGGCTCGGAAGCCGTAGCGGTAGTCACGTCCTGCTGTACAGTCACCTGAGGCTTCTCAGGGGCCTTTAAATCAGTTAGCGGGACTAGGCCATCGCACAAATCAAATGTGGGTATGCCAGCAGTCTTACATACTGAGACCGCTTTAAGGCACTGGTCATCCGTCTCAGACCACAAGATAAAACCAACGGAGTTTTGACCCGCAATAAATTTAACGGCATCTTCGATAGGTGATGCGGAGTTAGAGATGGAAGCGCTTGGTATTCCTGCGGTCTGTCCATCAGGGAGACAAAAGACCATGATGTCTTTGTTGCAATCCTTGGCATACATAGCCGTATAAATGTGGCTTTTTGTAGGGGCGCTTTCAAAAGCAATAACAAGTGTTCCGTTATCGCCTTGTGCGTAGTAATGGTCTTCCATGAGCGCTTCAACATTCGCTCGACTGGTCTCGCCACTACCTGCAACCAGCACATAGTACTTATCGGTCATAGGTCCTCCTTATAGACGGAGGGCCAGACTACACCGACCTAGGAGATTTTGCCAATAAGGTTACGTTCCTGGCTGAGCCAGCAAAAGTTCAAAAGTGCTTCCGTAGTGAATCCATGAAGGGATTTGGGCAATGAGGCGGCTTTGGATAGCAAAACGGTTCTTATAGTAGTGGCTACGGGCATTATTAGTGCTATTACCTTCCCAGAATAGGTCCGTAATATCAGCAACTCCGTTGCTTCCATCAAAATACGAGTTAACAAAAGACGACTTTTCAAACAAAGCGGCGTCTATCGTCACTTCGTTTCCAGTGCCTTCTGCTCCAGCTGCCGTAGCAGTCCATGTAAGTCCTACCTTGGCGGTTACAGACGCCGCTGGCGCAGTGCTAGTTACGTAAGGGCGCAAAAATACATTTGAAGTTGTTACTGGTGTTCCCGTAACAGTAGACAACAAGTTTGAGCTTGCGTCATACCAGCTAATGTATGGGGTAACTGTCTTTGAATCTCCGACAAGTTCTTCCGCCATACAGTAAAGGCTAAACGTGTAGTCGTTACTTGCAAATATTGGCATAGCGTTTGTTGTCTCAACTTTAACTGTTCCAGCAGCGGACGCGTAAACTTCTACGGCACCACCGCTTACGCTCATAGAGCCGTTTGCCTCAACAACTTCACCAGTTTCAGCAGTTGTTAACTTAAAAGTTCCGTTAGTTACTGACCAGCCCGTTGTGCTACTTTCAAAGTTCGGGTTAGTTATTTCGTTAATACGAGTTGCTTTTAATGTGATTTCAATTTGACGGGCATCTTGAAATGCGGTTGCAGATGCTGATTGTTCAAACTGAAGGGCATCAAAGTAATGAACTTCATTAGCCGCAGTGCTAGTAATTTTAAGGTGAGGTACTGCATAAGCTGCGTTAGTTGGAGAAGTAACTGACGATGTGACGCGAGTCCAAGTGCTAGTGTTACTTGTGCTGGATGAGCCAGCTGTAGCCGGTGTAAGAGCAACTCCATTTACGTCATACCAATAAATTTGTGCGCTTACTGCTCGACCCGTAGAGCCAGCTTTAGTGTAGGCAGTAAATGTGTAAGCAGTAGCTGGCATTACTGGGATTCCGTAGTGAACAGCAGAATCTCCAGATAAAGATATTTCTGTGGTTGCTGATGCTGTAGCAGTTACTTGCAGAGTAGCTTTTTGCAAGTTAGGAAACGCGGATTGTGCAGTTGATTCTGCGTAAGGGACAACTGTTGGGGAGTCCGTAGCCAGATGTCGCGCCAAAGTAGCATTAGAAACAGATGCCCAAGAACCAATAGACTGCTCAAATGAGGAATCATTTTGGTCAAGCATTAAGTTCTTTCCAGCAACAATAATGTTGTCGTATCCGGCATAGGCTTTAATGAAATCTTTAAGTCCAGCTAAAGTTCCTTTAGTCTGATAAAGATGGGCGATATTACGCAAGAAAATTCTTGATTGCTTTAATCCAATGTATGGTTCGTAAGTTAGCCCAAATTGCTCCATAATTACGGGAATCAAAGTGCCATCAACATTAGTAATGTCGTATCGATTTGCGACGTTTTCTGCCTGAGTCTTGTAAGTATCTAACTGAAAAGAGAATAGTTTTAAAAATCTGTACAAAAAGTCGTTTGTTACTTCTAGGGTTGTGTCATAAGGAATATTTGACTTAAGAACATCAGGCAAGTAGTCGTACATGTTCTTAGTTGTACCGTAATCTTTAACGGCAATTCCTTCAGCAACTCCTGCGTTCTGCCACGTATTGTGGACAGTTTCTTTTACAAAAAGGGTGTAGTAATAAATTTTTCCTTGTTTTAATCCGGCATTAGCAGGGGACTGCCCTCTATCAAAATAAATAATAGAGCTTCCCGCGTTAGCTTGTTCAAAAAGAAGGTCGCCATCATCTGCTGTTACTGGATACCCGTAAGCGTTTCTTACTAAACGGATGTAGCTCCAAGAGCCTGTAGGAGTCAACCAAGTAAGTTGAATAACTCCGTAATCAATAGGAGTAGCTACAAAAGGGGCAGCACTAAACTGTACTGAGGTATTAGAACCATAGTACGCCGCGTTGTAGTAATCGACTCCGTATTTAGACAATTACATACCACCTAGAAGAAAGGCTCCCGTGTAGTCGCCAATTTGAGCTCCTGAAGCGTGCAGGATTCCATCGGAACCAACACGAGTAATAACGTTACCGTTTGAGTCCTGCCACTGTTGGAGGTCAGCCGTTTGGCTTACAGCTCCTGCAATTGCTAAGCCTACGGTAGAAGTAGTTGCGGTAGTGATAGTGCTTCCGCCAGCTTTTTTAACATATTGAGTGTGTGTATCGGCAACGATACCGATTTCAATATTGGCAAGGCGAGCAGCTACTGTTCCATAATCTCGACCATCGTTATACCAACCGCTTGTTCCAGCAGTTGTTGATAGTGAAGGCGCGGTTCCAATTGCAGTCTCAATAGCTACAACTTCAGCACGAAGTGTATTTGGGTCCGCTGCTTGGATAAGGTCGACGGTGTTAACCTTATCAAGGCCAAAGTTAACAATAGTTCCTGGGTATGATGCTGTAGTTGCCATGATTTCCTAACTGTTGATTCCGCCAGAAGTGGTCACTGTAAAGGCGCCATTTTTTGGAAGCTCATTTACAGCAAGTTGAATGTTATTGACGCCAGTAGTTGCTAGCGAAGATGTCCAAATGCTTGCTGCAGATACTGAACCAGTACCGCCAGCGTTAGCTGACATTGTGTAAGATACAACTGCGGTAGCAGTTCCACCTGAAACGTATGTTCCAGACACTGTTGCGTTAGTGACGGTGAAAGCTGAGCTTGTTGGGCTTGCTCCAACGACACCAGAAATGTTAAACACCGTTGGGCTAACTCCAGTAATAGTTACTGGCTGACCAGCAACAAAGCTATTAGAGGCAGTGAAAGTGATAACTCCATTAGATACCGTAGCGTTAGTGATAGTAGCCGTGGCGGTATTAATAGCAGAAATAGTGGTTCCAGAAGGAATTGTCACAGTGTTACCTGAACCAACAGATAGTGCTACCTGTTGTCCTACCTTCACATTTAATGCCGAAGATGGGCTAGAGATAGTTGGGCTTCCTGAAGTAAGGTTCCCAGTAAACAGCGCGTCAGAACGAGTCAACAAAGAGATATTTACATAGTCAACGCCGTCTACCTGAGACAAAATAGTGTGGATATACTGAAGAACAATATTCTCACTAAAAATAACGTTATCAAAAGAAAACGCTGAAGCTAATGCTGAGTTAATTGCGGTAGTTACAACAGACTGTCGATATTGTGGGTTTAAATAAGCCGTCAAAGACACGTTAATGGGAACGTATACTGGCGGATTAATAGAGATAGTCGCTGTTGCTGGTGCCTTATCAGTAAGGTATGTAATTAAGTTTGTTGATGCACTGGAGAAAGTAGGGGTTGTATTTCCATACAAATCAACTCCAGGAGTGTTGTATGCGCTATCTCCAAACGGAGCAATATACAAAGTGATGTTGTTATATGACGAGCCCGAATCAGCCATTGCTTTTGCAACAGCAGGAGTTTGAACAGCAATAGCTGCATAATCCATCAAGGATATCGCGCGAGTCATGGCAGTATAAGCAAGAGGAGCATTAATACGAATACTGTCCGTGCTCTCTTGGTCAGCTCCACCTGTCGCAGAAGATAGGTTAGTTACAGTGATTCCTGCTGGTAATGACGTTAGTGGGTAGGTCAAAGTGTTAGGGCCGACGTTCCCTAAAGCGCCTCCACCGATACGATAGGTAGCGTAGATTCCGTTTGCTGGAGGAATTCGTCCGCTAATTCCATCACCAAAGTTAATATAAGAAATATTATCAGCGTCGGTTGTTACCGAGTAAGATGGGTCGTTTGAGCTAGCATCAATGATGTAAGGAATTTCTGTGTAAGCAACTCCCGTAGGAACTCCTCCTACAAGTGTTCCTACAATGATAGATGAGGTATTAGAAAGAAGAGGTGACTTAGATAAAGCCTTTACTTGATTTGCGGTTCCGTCTGAATCGCCCAAGTATTCGTATTGAATTGTTTTTCCTTGAATAGCCTGAGCGTTAATGCTTCCGTTGGCTGGGACAAGGGTGTCAAAAGGAGTTTCAAATACAATTTGAGTGTTTACTCCGTTTACCGTAGTGGTAGTAGCCACTTGAGTTCCCGCAGGAACATCGATAATAGAAGCAGTTTTATTAGTAAAAGTTAGGGTTACCGTTGCTGGAGTTGCTGTGCTTGGGCTATATCCTAAAAGTCGAGCCAAAGAAAGAACAGAGCTGCGTTGAGTTGCTGTTCCAATAAAGCCTTCGTTGGCCGCTCTATCAATATAGTAGTTCAACATGTCGCCCATATAAGCAAATAGCTCGATTAGGGTAATACCAAAGTCAGACGCGTCAGTATTTGTCCACTCAGGCAAAAGTGAAGGAATAAGGGCAATCATATTGTCACGAATAGCCGCGTAATCACGCGAGGTGTAGTCCACCTGTGGGATGTAGTTTGATGCCATTAGAACTCCTGAATAACTTCGCCAGAACGGTTAATAGTGCCTGTTTTTAACGCAAGCTGAACTTTTTCCCGATTAGGGAGGGTGTAGTCAATTGTAAGGCTTATAGTGCCGTCTTGTTGGTTAAGAGTGGCAGACACGTCGCCCAAAACTAATGGCTTTAAATACTTTCCAAAAACGTCTCTAATACTAGAGGCAGCAATACTTGCCGCCTCGTCGTCAGGTTGAAAAAGTGCACTCTTGATGTTCCCACCGTATTCGGGACGAAAAACTCGCTCACCAAGTTCAGTCAAAACAGCCGCAGTTACGCGGCTTTGCCAAATAAGTCTCTGGTCACTTGAAGACAAAATAGACCCGGAGCTGTCTACCGAAAAAGGTAAAGTAATTGCGCGTTCCATTAAAATACTCCTAACCAAACTGGAAAGTTGACGTCTCCGCCTTCAAACATTACCCATACTCCTTGACCAATATTTGGAACAGAAGTATGTGAACTATGGGAAGCGTTTAGTACTACTGCGTGGGTATGCGCTGTTCCAGAAGAAGCGGTGCCGGACACGATAGAGTCTGTGTGTGCCGTATGGGTGCTATTTCCCGTTACAGGGTTTACTGCAGATGCCCAATTACTTGGGTTTGTAGAAAGAACTTGAGGGCATATAACTTTAATTCTGTTAATGTTTTGAGGGTCAGAATTATCATAACAAGTTCCGCGATATATACCGTAGTGTCTACTATCGTCCATTTGCGCCCTTTAACTTTTTACGAACTTCTGCCGGCATAGTTGCCTCTTGCTTGGATACGGTTTTTAAATTAGTTCCCGTACCCTTCCAAACGTAACTTGCAGGAGAGTTTACAGATGTTTTAGGCGCGTTTTTAGCTAAAGATACTGGAGTCTTTAAAGACTCTTTATGAGACTTTCCAGTAGTGGAAAGCTCTGTAACAGGTTTAGCGTTAATCTGACGAACTCCGGGAGTAATCACTCTTTTAATAAGCTCACTTGGACTAGATATTGTTTTATTGTCTGTCCATTGTGTGGAAGTTCCCAAAGCGTCAGTTCCTACAGTCACATGAGTTGTAAACTCTTGGTTACCTAAGACGTGGTGGCTAACAGATAAAACAGTCCAAAATCCGGAATAAGTTTTACCAATACCATCAAGAAAAATAGGGTGGTCGGGCAAAATGGTTGGGTTTCCTTGAAGAACCGCTTCTCCTCTGTAGGAATAGCGGTTCATTTCATCAGCGGCTTTAGCCTCATATTGCGCTACCTCATAGGTTGGGGCAACAACATGGGTGTGGTAGCTATCAAAAATAGGGTCTACATAAGAAAAACGAGTAGTGTTTATCCGGTCTTGATTAGTGTGCTGATGTGCAATTTTGGAGTTTTTGTCTACCCCAGCTACAGCTACAGTTGCTTTTCTACCATCGTGATATGGGATAGATTCGCCAATCATTGGGTTAAATGAATAAATTCCTGTTGATTTTTTATCTAAACCGGAAAGAGAAAAATAAGCAGCTTCTTGCCGTAGTTCTGTAAATTCTTGTGTTAAAGGCTGAAAGTATAGGGTGGTGTTTACAGCTTTTAAAGAGTATCCGTTTTGTTTTGCCAGTTTTACCATTAGTTCCCAATCTGACATTCCAGCTTGAGATATCTGTTCATAAACTCGAGGAGATGGTATAGCAAAATAAGAAAAGTTATGAGAAGTAGCAATATCAACAATAACTTGGTCCGCAGTAGAATTTAGCCAAACTTTTTGAGATTGTTGCTTAAAAACCCGTGAAGCTCCGATGACCGTGACATCTATATAATTTTTATCGGGGGATAGGTCAGGGACAACATGATGAACATACCCATTAATAACTCGAGAAGAACCAATACCTTTTAAAGTAATAACTACAGGAGTGCCGTCAGAAACCGAATTATAATCAGTGTTCCAGTCAATAAACTTAATAGTATGCAGCTCGTGCTCATAGCGGGCATGTTGAGATGTCAAGCTATGCCCGCGCGTAAGTGGCACACTAAGTGTAGGAAAATTTACGTCTAGATGATTAAACATGAGGTATTTTCAACACAGTTCCTGGAGTTATGTTTTGGAAGTCAGCAATTTGAGGGTTGTATTCAGGAATAACCCACCAGTAATCTGAACGCTGATAGTACTTGTAAGCTAAAGTGTCTAAACGCTCACCCTCTGTATAGATGTGCTGCCACCAAGAGATTGTCCCCGGGTTATCAAATTGATAAAATACAATAGGATTTAAGTCACCATTTTGAACAAAAGCAACATGGTCAATAAGCTGATGATAATATCTAGAATTTTGATAAATCATTTTAACCGTTCTTACTTGACGTTGTATTTGTTGTTGGTTGAATATTGGCACGAAGGTCAATAGAAATGCTTACATCACTACGAATAGGAATCATATCTCTTGTGAAAGCAATATGGTTTACTTGAATAGAAGAAACAACACCTACAAACTTTTGTTGTCCTAAGTCAACTCGAATAAGAGCAGGCATAAGGTAACCCATATTGGAGGTCTCACGACCGCCGATACCTTTCCATCCGGAGCCATTAACAACACGATATAAGTATTCTAAATCTGCCTCTGTACCATATTTTAAAAGTTGACTAATTTTTAAATCAATGTCTTCATCTGTACTACTTGCCGATGTTCCATTTTTTCCTGGTTTACCAATTTTGTAGTAATTAGATAAGCCTTTTGTTGTAATATCTTTAGTGCTAACGGAATAAGTTTTTAAAGGTTTTCCTAAAGCAGCGGCTGTAGCAGCCGCCAAGTTGTTTGCTGATTCGTTAATAGCAGAGTTTAAATTATTTGCGGAGATATCTAAATTGTAATCAAGTGTACCTTTTGCAGCAGCAAAGTCGTTTGTTCTGTCCAAACGAAGAGTAAATGACATTTGTGAATTAGCTGCGGCAAATCCGGTAAGGGGAAGAGTTGGGTCGGTTGCACTTGGTGTTACATTCATATTAACAGCCGTAGTTTGACTGTAAGTCTCCGGATTCCAAATAAATTGAAAACCATACTTATTTACACTTCCTGGAGGAGGATTTTTAGAGGATGATAAAGTAGCGTTGTATGTTCCTGTAGTTACATCTAAAACGTTTGTTGGTCCAACATATCCGTTGTAATACCAAATTCTTCCTCTACGATTTGCGTGCAAATCTGATGAAGAAGCTTTAACAAATCCTGGGTTTACCTCTGCAGGGTCCATGGGAAGACTCCACGCGTGTGGCGGAAGATTCCACAAATAATCTGGCGTTGGGAACTCAGGTGCAACTTTATAAGTTGCAGTTTGAGCGTTATTATTCCCAGTTTTAGT